CGACGGTACTGCTCGCGGTATCGACTTGCCAGAAGGTACGAAGTTAGAGGATCATATCTTCTCGTTCGTTCCTCCTGGACTCAAGATGCCGGAGTTCTTCTCTCCTGATACTAAGTTCCAAGCAATCAATAGGATCACTGGGATCAATGAAGCGCAGAGGGGTGCTCAATTCAAGACCAACACCACGAACAAAGCGGTGGAAACTTACAACAAGAACACTGACATTCGTGTTGAGGAAAGAGTTGACTTGGTTGAGGACTTCATTGCTGACATTAGTTGGAACATCTGTATGCTGTGTTGTACAGAGTGGGACGCAGAAGATGTCACTCCATTCATAGGAGCAAAACTTGCCCAGACTTGGCAGAAAGTTGCTAGCCCTAGAGAGTTTGAGAAGGAGTTTAGCGTTAGGGTTGAGAGTGGCTCTAGTGCGAAACCAAATAGCCGTGAGAAAAAGCAACAGGCGATTGAAATGGGACAGGTGATGGGACAGTTTGCGTCTGCGTCACCTGCTGTTGTTATTCTTATGCTAAAGATGTTCGAGAGAGCATTTGATGAGTTCACCGTCGCTGATGAGGACTGGGATCGTGTCATGGATACCATGATGCAAGGACTTCAGAAAGCAGGCGGTGGTCCCGGTGGGGCACAAGGGGGACCGGGACAACCTCCGCAACCTGGACCTCCGCTAACGGATGAGGCAATGCTACAACAACTAAAGATGAAGATAGCAAAGCTTCCTCCACAAGCACAAGCGAAGTTACAGGAAATGGTGCAAGCTGGTGTGCCTCCCAGTGAAGCATTACAACAGATTGAGGCTCAATTAGGTGGCTTACAACCCCAGTAATGGTGAAGGACGAACTAATGGCCGATGAAGTACAAGACAACATCGAAAAGAACATCGATATAGCAATTGAGGCACAAGATGGTCCATCCGAAACTCCAACTACGCCAGAGGAAGGCGACAAGGAAACAGGTAAGGAGCAGCAGCCTCAAGATCGCCCAAGCGGTGACAGCAACGTTGCTGCACAACCGAAGCCTCCCAAAGAAGGAGAGAAAGAACCGAAGCCTGCTCATGGTCCCAAGGACTTAAAGCTACAAGATGGAACAGTAATCAAAGGTGGACCTGAGCGACGGTTCTATGAGCAGAGAGAGATTGCTAGGCAGCAACTCTCAACACGTGAGCGTGAACTGAATGAGCTTCGTGGGCAGTACAATGCTCTGTACCAAGAGTATCAGAGTGTGCAGAACAATGTGCAGACACTGCATGGTATTGCACCCGATCAGCTTGCGCTTGGTGCTCGTATTGTGCAAGATCTTCAAAGAGACCCCCAGGGCACGTTGAAGAAATTGCTTGCAGAAGCAGCCGCACAAGGCTATAGTGTAGATGAAATTGGAAGCGGCGTTGATATGGCCGCGATACAGCGTTTGATTGATGAACGTCTACCTTTACAGGACAATGTTCCTCAACAAAGCGAACAGGAGCTTATCGACGAAGCCTCAAACGAGGCAAACTTGTTCTTCGGTAGACATCCTGACGCACGACCGCATGATAAGCTACTTGCGAGCGTCTTGCGAGATTATCCCGACCTCTCTTTAGAGGACGCGTATTTCCAGGTTCGTGACGCCTTTCTAGATAAAGGCTACGACTGGTCCCTCAGTCTTGAACAAAATGTAGGACTGGGTGCTCCAAGCGCAAGCGGAGGCGAACAACAGCAACAGCAAATGCCGTTACCACAAGGTAACAACGCGGCAAACGCACCTATCAATGCTGCTGAAGTTAATGCCCTCGCATCCGATGATATGGACACTGGAGACATCGTACGACAAGCGATGCGCGAAAGTGGCCTAAACATTTAGGAGAAAGAAGTGGCACTAGCAACCGTACTCAACTCGACGCTTACTAAGTCGAGGCGGAAGCTAATCATGGCGTCTGTGCGTAGTAATGCGCTCATGGCGTGGGCTTTCGCTAACGATCGCGTCGATTACGAAGATGGGGGGTACGACATTACCAATCCCCTCACCACTGGTCGCAACCCTAACGTAGCGTCGTACGAATACTACGATCAGCTACCTGTGGCACAGACCAACGAGTTCACCACTGCACGCTACTATTGGTCACGCGTTGCAGGTACGGTAATCATTTCCGATCAGGAAGAAGATGAGAACCGTGGTGAAGCAGCCATCTTTAAGCTAATGAAAGCCAAGATGGATGTCCTGGAAGAGAGCATTAAGGAAAAGTTCTCCGAGTACTTGTACGCGGCGGGCGGTGGTACTGATCCACTAGGGTTGGCGTCACTTATTCCTGATGATCCCACAACCGGGGTACTCGGTGGTATCAACCGTGCTACAGAACCTCAATGGCGTACCTCTGCATACAACTTTGCAGGGGCATTGAACGCAAGTAACATTGAAGAAGCGTTCGATGACATCCTTCTTGATCTTACCTTGAAGGGTGATAAGCCCGATCTCATCCTTGTTGGACGTAACATCTATCGCCTGTACCGTGCTGCGGTTCGGGAGAAGGTTGTGTTCAACTTGAGCGACACCAGTAATGGTAAGCGCATGATGGACCTGGGTTTCACTGGGATCTCTCACCAGAACATCGCAATTCTCTACGACGAGGATTGCCCAGTGAATAAGGCGTACTTCATCAACAGCAAGTATCTTCGCACGACGATCCTGCGTCATGTGAATATGAAGGTGAAGTCGCTCTCCGCACCTTGGGATACTGACGCTCATGGCTCAAGAGTCGTATGGCAGGGTCAGTTCACCCTATGGAAAGCATACCGTACACACGGCGTGCTCATTAACTAAGTAGGCTATTGGAAGGACGAACAATGGCAAGAATACGCGCCCGATACGCTGTTAAAGGCCCTCGGAAAGAGAAAGTAACCTTTACTAAGGCTTGGATGGATGATGAAACCAAATCCTTGCAGCAGGAACAGGTTACTGAAGAAAAAGACTGTTACATGGTCTACTTTCCGCAGGGCCACAGCATTCGTGTAACATCATTCGAGGCATTGAAGGAACTTGGGTTCCACTTGAAGCCTCGAATGGTAGATATGGAGACTGGTGACGTTATCGATAGTGGTGGTGATCCTTACGACTTCGCCAATAACCCACAAGGTGAGGCAATCAACGTCTTAACAGACGAAGAAGAAGTCGAAAGGTTGCGGCCAGCTAGGACTAAAGTAAGGAGCGAATAATGGTACAGAGAGTGGCATCGGTTCGCAACCGTAGGTATAATGCTTACGTCCCTGCGATGGGATATGCAGCCGATGTGATCCACGGTGCTGCATTCGTTGTGGATTTCCTCACCCCTGTTGCTGCCGTGGCAACAAACATCCTTAACTCTATTGCTGGTGTCAGTGGTACACCGTTGACTGTGTTCGGTGCTGACACTGCTGATGCACCTTATGGACGCAATGTTACGAATGGTGCAGGTGGTAGTGTTACCATAAGAGGCAAAGACTACTTGGGGCAGGGTGTATCCGAGACAATTGGTGCATCGCTGGCAGGTAAGAAAGCCTTTAAGTGGATTGACGCTATTGATCCCTTCACTGGTACAGTGATTGTGGGATGGGGAGCACTACTTGGGCTTCCTTATCGCATGGCTGCTGTAATGGAAGAGATCGGTAACGGTGTTGAAGCTGCACCTGGGACTTTGGTTCCCGGTGTACTCACCGATCCACAGACTGCAACAACTGGTGATCCGCGTGGAACCTACGCGCCGACGACTGCCCTCAACGGTAGTAACAGGATCATGGGTAAGTTCCAGCCGTACAATGTCCTCAATGCCAATGGCAACGGGGGATTGCACGGTATCCAAGCGGCATAGACCCGTCATTCGTGGCGGTAGGGGAGTAGTGTAACGTATTCGTCCTTGCGTCGATGCTACTCCCCGCTCTCTTGGAGGGTCATAATGCAGAAAACACTGCAAGCACTCACAGTAGATACAGAACGCATGTTGTATCAGGCGGCTGGCATCAATACACAAGTGTATGCACAAGATGTCATCATGCAGAAGCTACAACACGCGTTTGACAACTGTTTTACTGCGGAGTGGTGGCCCTCCTTTATTCGACGCGAGGCTAGGACACTGGACGGCGCAACTGGTAAGACCACTGCGCCGTTCAACCTTATTCGTGAGTGGAAAGATGTCAACTCGGTGTTCAGGAGAAACTCACAACACCCGTTGCCAACTATGCCGCTCTCATACAACCTATTAGACCTCTCTCCCGGTGCAACTGCAAGGTTCCTGGAACCAAGTAACGATGCAACACTGTTCACAGTCTACCCACTAGGATCAGTAGACGACATTGTTGTGGTTGGACGCGAACGACCCATCAATGAGTTCATTGGCACTGATATAGTGCCGTTCGACAACTTAGCGTTGTGCTACTACGCAGCATGGGACTACTTAGTTGATGATGCCAGTAATGCTGGAGCCGCAGCCAAGATGCAAGGGCTGTTCGATGCTCGCATGGACGCACTCAAGGATGCAGAGTTTGATAATATAGTACTACTCAATCCAAGGAGCGAGCAGATCCCCTCGCAGTGGTACTAATGAGACTAGAGAAGATCATACCCAAGGGATTTAGGATCACTCAGAACCTGCAACCTAGTACGTTGCGGGAGTTTACTGGTGGTTGGAACATCCTTGACGATGATATGAACCTCAGTCACAAGTACGCACGGATAGCGTACAACGTATATGCAGACAATGATGGCACTGTGGCGGTTAGGCAAGGCTATCGGTTGTTTGCAGAGTGTGCGCCTCTGCTGTCCTCAGCCGCATATGCAGTAGAGGCGTACTACTTTAACTCAGCTTTGATAGTGGTGATGAGCAATGGAGAGATTTGCAAGCTGTTGGGCAATGGTGCAGTATCGGTTATATGGTCTGCCGTCATCGCGGCTAGTTTGCCGAATGCTCCTACTGGCTGGAGTTCCCCTGTTGACTTCGCTTCCTTCGCAGAGTTCAATGACCACTTAATAGTGTGCAATGGGCAAGACAAACCGCTGGATATAGACAACCAATTCAGAGTGGAGTATCTACAAGACGCAGCAACTTCACAGAACACTAATGTGCCTATCTGTAAGTATGTGACCGCTATCGCACGGTATTTGGTGATGGCGGGTGATCCTTTAGAACCTGATCGTGTACACATAAGCGCAAGGGATGCACATGGAACGTGGTACGGTGATGAGGAACCTAATGATGGTACTCGTCTTGACGTGGGATCTATTCTTTCTGGGGCTACTACTATACGTGGTCTGCTCACATTTCGCGGTAGACTAATTGTGATGTTTGCAGAAGGATTACTCTTTGGTGAGTTGGGACAATACGATGAGAATGGCAACCATACTCCCAACTTTGAGGATGGAGTATCCGGTTACGGATCGATTAGTCACAGGAGCGGTATCGCTTATGGTGACGACGGTTTGTTTATGGATCTTGAAGGAGTGCCTAGTATTAAGCGTACTGCACTGTCAACGAGTTTCAAGCCGGAACGGGTTAGCGATCTTGTTGATCCAGCGATAAAGCTAGCATTGAAACCACTTAGCTTCGAGGCGATGGAGAACCATGTATTTAGTGTGTACAACAGAGCCAATGGACAATTCATGTTGTTCGTTCCAAACGCAGAAACTGTTGCAGACACAACCGAAACACGAGCCTTTGTATATAGCTATCGTCCCTCTCTTCGACAGGAAGCATGGAGCCTCTTCGGCAACTGGAACTTCACTTGCGGTGTTCGATCACTCACTGGAAGGGTATTCTTCGGGGACAAGAACGCTAAGATTTGGGTACTAGGAAGTGACGATGATCCTATCTACACTGATAATGGTGCACCCATCCCGTTTGATTGGGAACTCCCCTGGCTTGATTTCGGACAACGCACTAAGTCTAAGACCTCAAAGCATATATCATTCGATACACGAGGGCTTAGTGAGTTCGACTGTCGTATGTATGTTGACAACTTCTACACGAACAAAGGTGTAGATAGCCCCGCACTCAGGACAGAGTTTAGCGGTGGAGGACAAGGACACTTTGGTGAAGGCCCGCAACCATACGGGGGCGGTAGGAATACTGCTCGTAAGTGGCACTATACGTGGCCCGCCAAGTTCCAGATTGCTAAACTGCGGTTCAGTGGCAACTCAGATGCTGGACTGTCGTTTGTGTCAATCTCCCTACACTATCTG